GGGTGATCCACGAAATTAACATTCAGGGAGGCTGTTAGGCCTGATGAAAGTTAATAATCTTTGTAACGGTTCAGTATAGGACCGTCACAAAGTTTTACCGCCTCATGGGGGAACATTGGAAAGTTCACCATGAGCTCCTTATTGGGTATTGCACCCGTAGGGAGATAGGTAGGTAGGACCACGCGATTGAAGGAACAATCCGTGGCATGACTTGTAGCTTCGCTCCCATACTGAGGCCTTTCGGCCAAAGACATGGAGAACGATCGAAGTAGAGCAGGATAGCCAACAACGCACTTTTCAGCGCGACGTTCGCTTATGCAAAACCGAGGCTCCTCGGGAGTGGCAAGAGATGTGACAGAGTCAACATTCGAACCACCCCAAAAGTACTTCGGAACAAACTTACGTTTGTACTTCAACCACAAGTCGTAAACCGATGGGTCACACCAGCCATCGTCATCAGATGCCCAAGAACGCAAAGCGTTCAGGAGCCAAATGATGCGGCTAACGTTATTCACCGGAGTCCTTATGTAAAACGGCTTAATATCATGTCCGTTCCAGTAGTGGCCCCCGCAACTTTCGCGGAAAGGACCATCACAGAACGATTTCTTCTCATTAGTTGTAAAGCCGGCCACGCGCAATGCATGGACGACACAACTGTAATAATGAGAAGGAACGATGATATCGTCACCATATACACTTACTACCTGCTTGAGAGGCCCAAGTGGCAATCTGCCAGCATAGGCTCGCTCAACTTCAATAGCACTTATTGCAAGTGCATAAAAAAGAAGAGACTCAAGCTCGAAGGTGTAACCGTTACCCATGGTCGAGTGTTTCTCCCAGCATACGACAGAACCGTCCGGCAAGGTGCCGAACGGAGATCGTATCTGGTTGAGGTACTCTGACCAGTGGATGGGTAATAGCTCGTCGACAAGTCTACAACTGATGGAGTCGCTAGCGCTAGATAAATCAAGCGTAGCTAACCGATTGGTTGCAGACCCCCGGCGAGCCAGGTTACGATTTCGGCTTTGATCTTTTAGGTCAATGCCGACTACCTTTTTGAGGCGCCTTCTAATGAAAGTGCCCACCGTGCGTTGTAAGGACTGGTTTAACCCAGGTTCCTTGCAAGCCGCACGATCAATGTCGGTAGACTTCGGTACGGTAAAAACAGTGTTTCCACTTATTACATTAAACTTAGTATCACGCCACCGAGGTGTCGTTTTACGAAGATATGTAGCATAACGGAAAGCACCAGATGTGACATCACTAACCTTGTTGGGATGAAATCTCCAATAAGGGTCAGCTGACGACCTGCGAAAACACGTTGTAGCCCCGTGAGGGAAAGAGTACGTAGTTTCATACTCCTTAAACAAATCCCCGATATCACCAAGAACTCGCGCAATAATGCGCTGAGCCGAGGTGGCAATCGAGGGCCACAGAGGATCGTTAAAACCCTCTGTGTTTATTTGCTTGCAACGCGACTCGGAACCAAGAAGCTTTTCAACAGCGAGTTTCACTCGTTGCTGGGCGTCTTCCGGGCTCGGTCGACAGTACTTAGATAAAATTTCAGAGCGAAGGTAGTCCCATTTAGCTTTGTAGGGACCGCTTCCGCCTGGATATTTACCAAGTAATTCGCTACAGAAAATCTTAGCGAAATCTGAAGTGGTGTCCAGCGTCTCCAATCTGGAAGACGCTGCAGAAAGCGCTCTACCAGAGACTCTTCTCGACATGGTTGCACCTTATTCCTTTACTGGTAAGTGAAAGTTACCACTGGCCTTCGCCAGTGGTTAGCTCTGTTTCCAGAGCCTGCGGATCAACTGCGCTGAAAGCGCGTTTGATCGCCAACTCACGAACCGAATTAGGAACATTCG